CTTTGGGCAATACCTTTGGTGTTAAATGTAACTTTATTATATGTGCCTGAAGCAATAGGACTATCAGCAAGTGTTACGTTAATCGAAGTCTTGCCACTACCAGTTACATCGCCACCTAGTGTGATTGTGTCGTTTTCAGTAAGATATGATGACCCGTTAGTAAAGTTAATTGTAACATCGCCGTTGTCAGGATCTGTACTAATACCAATATCAGTGCCACCTCTAAGTACAATATTCTGGCCTTGTTGAACATCACGTAGTGTACTGTCGTCGCCTGAAATTTGGAATAGTGTATCATTAGGACCAACATAACCAACATCGTTTACAAGTTCTGAAATGTTATCGCCTGTTTGTAAACCTGATGTAATGTATCCTGGGTTTGCAAAATTAATAGTGATGTTACCTTCTGCGTCACTTGAAGTAGTAATATCAGTGCCACCTCTAATTATAATGCTTTCACTCTGCGATACAGAACGTACAGTACTATCATCACTGCCAATAGCAAATAAGTTATCAAACTTACTATCAACATTGTTAATTAATGTTGTATTAGCACTGATTAAATTGTTAATAGTTGTAGCAAAGTTAGCATCGTCGTTAAGTGCCGCGGCTAGTTCGTTTAATGTATCTAATTGTGCAGGCGCACTGTTAACTAAGTTTGCAATAGCATTGTCAACTTCTGTTTGTGTATAAGCATCTGTAATACCGTAACCTGATAACGATGTAGGTGTTCCAGTAATGCTACTCCAACCAAAATCTTGTGCCACGCCAGTAATAGTAATGTTACCTTCAGCATCGCTTGATGTAGTAATTGCTGTTCCGCCAATAATTTTAAACGATTCGTCAGCACCAATGTTTCTTAATGTACTGTCATCAGCACCTACACTGAAACTAAATGTTTGCGGAACTTCAGAAACTGTAATATAACCTGCATCATTTGTAAATGCAGAAATATTTGTAGGACCAGTAATAGTAATGTTGCCTTCAGCATCGCTTGAAGTAGTAATGTTTGTGCCGCCTACAAATTGAATTGTTTCGTCTTTGGTTATTTCTCTTACTGTTGAATCATCTGCTGTTACATTAAATTTAAAAATATCAGCACTTGTAATATAACCAGCATCGTTAGTTAATGAACTAACATTATCGTTTGGTTGTATAGCACTGTCAGCCAATGCACCTTGTGCTGATGTTGCCGCATCTGTTATACCATAACCTGAAAGTGTTGTTGGTGTACCAGTAATGCTACTCCAACTAAAGTCTTGTGCTACACCTGTAATAGTAATATTACCTTCTGCATCACTTGTTGTAGTAATTGCTGTGCCACCAATAAAATTGATTTGTTCGCCTAACCCGACATTTCTTGCTGTTGAATCGTCAGCACCTACTTTAAAATTAAATGTATCTGGTAAGTCAACTGCTGTAATATATCCAGCATCGTTAGTAAATGATCCTACTGTTAAATCGTTTGTTAGATCTGATAAGTTAGCAGGACCAGTAATTGTAAACACACCATCTACTAAACTTGTTGTAATTGAGTTAGCACCTGTAATTTGAATTGTTTCGTGCGACCTAATAACTTCTTCTGAACTATCATCAGCCGCAATGTTAAATTCGTATGTGCCTGCAAGGTCTGGTTTGTCAAGTAAATCGTTATATGAACCTGTTGTTGCTACTGTAGCAAAGTTAACATTTGTTGCCGCAGTTACAAGACCTTTTGCATTTACGGTTACACTGTTAAATGTGCCAATGTTTGAATTTACAGTATCAAGTGTAAGTGTAACTGTGCTTGCGCCTCCAGCAAGTGCTCCACCGGTGCTACCACTCATGTCGCCATTAAATGTAATGTTTGGTCTACTACTTAGATCACCATATGAGCCACTTGTTGAAACTGTAGCAAACCCTGCTTCAGTAATTGTTCTGTTAATAAATGATCCTGAACTCCATTGTAGAAGTTCACCATCACCAATGCTTGAAAGAGCAACGTCACTTAGATCACCAATGCTTTCGCCTGTGATGTCTGAAATAAATCCTGATGTGCTGTTATCAAAGTTTGATAGATCATCGTCGCCTGTGATAGTAACAGCACCTTCAGCATCTGTTGATGTTGAAACACTGCCGGCACCAAGAAAACCAAGTTGTTCATTTGCGCCAACTGTTCTTACAGTTGAGTCGTCTGCAAATACTTCAAATGTGCCTACAGCATTTGCTAAGAATTCAGCCGCACTTTCTACTGAAAGAATGATCTTGTCAGTATTTTCGTCAACTGCTAAATTAATGCCTGCGCCTGCATCAAGTGTGAGCGTATCGTTATCTGCGTCTGCGACTACTTGTCCGTTGGTACTTGCACCTTCTGTGATTACTATGCGACGAAATGAATCAATTACTTTTACTGACATATTTTATGGTTCTCCTACGTGTATTTACCGTAGATAAAAGAATAGGAGTGCCGTTTCCAACACCCCTATCCATGCTATATTATATCTCTTGTTATGTATAGTTGCCTATGGCGCTTATATCGTAGTTTCGTATTCTTTGTTATGTGTGTATTTATTATGGTTTTTGATAACTAACGCTCAAGAAAGGACTCATATGCCAGGAATTAAAAAACGTGGAATTGTGTCAATACAAAACAAAAGATACTACAAAGGTCAAGAAGTTCGTCCTACAATGTGGATATTTCCAGGTGGTAGAAAATTGTTGACTGGTACTATTGTTGAAACTGATGAAGTTGTATTGGAAAACGGTAACCCAGTACCGTGGCAATCAATAATTTAGCCGCCGGCAAAACAGTTTGAACTACCTGCTGAAACAGATGTACAACCTGAAATAGCGTCGCCTACTCTGCCACAGCCTTTACCATTTACAAATACTGTAGTACTTCCTACTGCGATTGGAGCCGCATGAGCCGGACATGGAATTGGCGGAAGTAAATGTGTAGTATTAACATCGCCCTGCCTCGAAATAGCAATGCCGTTAGCAAATACTGTTGGAGATCCTACTGCTCTGGTCATACCCGAACAGTGTGGTACGTCTGCGTCACCTATTCTTGTTATTGCTGGCACGTTCTATCTCCATTAATGCTTGTAGTTTGAAATTCCATTTGTCTATTTCCTCGTGCTGTTCTTCAGTGTGAGGAGGTTCTGGAATTTCAGGACTAAACTCAATTACATGATCAAATGTGTCTGGAATGTCGTCGTAGTTGGTGTATGTTTCTAATTTACCATCTACCATTATTACAAACTTATTTGCCATAATAATATTTATTCACGTCGCAATGACGTCCGTTGTTGAGTTCTCTGTCAATAAGTGCCTTTAGACGTCTTGCTTTTTTTGGAAAACGATCAACAAGATCTCTTGCATACGCATCCAAATCACTGTCGCTTACACGCGAAAGTAAATCAGCAAAGTCTGTTTGGTGTTGAAATGGTTTGTTATTCTGTTTTAAGAGCATCGCCCAATCCTGCAGGAGCAGTTACGAGTCCTGAAGTTTGTTGCTGGTATGCTTCTGCAAACTGTTTACCTGTTTTGGTAATAACAGTTACATGATTCTTTGCGAAAGGAATCTTCTTGTCTGGATCTGCTGTAAACATATACTGTTGCATACCAAGACCTTGTTGTGCCATTACAAGTGTTAATGGTGTTTTAATAAGATAAGCCTCTGCTTTTTCTTCTTCAAGGCGACCAATTAGTTCTTCACCTGATGATAATTTAAGTGTAACTACATCGCCGTTTTTATATGGGGTTTCTAATAACATTATAGTGAGTGTCCTGTGCCTGTGTAACCTGTTTCTTCAATATATGGGCCTAATTGATCATATCCGCCAATGTTCTTTCCGTAAATACGGATTTGTGGAACAGTGCGAGCACCTGGGAAGTTTTCTAATAGTTCTTCCTTTGTATAGTCGGTGCCGAGTGACTTGTATGTGTATTCAAATCCACGAGTTTCGCAAAACTGTTTTGCTTTTTCGCAGAATGGACACATTGGCTTTCCAAATATTTCAATCATAGTTTGAATCCTTTAAATGTATCTTTGTTAATGTCTTGTTTTACACCACCAACGATATAACTTTCTACTTCTGTTTCTTGAGGAGCAACCTGCAAGCCTGAACTTGAAAGCCAGTGTTGTGTCCATGGTAGTGGGTTTTGAGTTGAAGAACGATCATAAATCATATCGAGTCCAAGTGCTTTCATACGTCTATTAGCAATGTATTCAACATAAGCATGAAGTAGGTTAGCATTAAGACCGATCATTGATCCGTCCTTAAAGAGGTAATCTGCCCAACGTTTCTCTTCATCAACACACTGCTTCCACATTTCGTATACTTCAGGCTCAAGTTCTTTTGCGATCTTTTTCATGTCAGGATCGTCATCGCCTTTCATCCAATGTTTAATAATGTGTGTACTCAATGCCAAGTGTTGTGCTTCATCTCGGGCAATAAGTGAAATAATCTTAGCAGATCCTTCCATTAGTTTTAGTTCGCCAAATGCAAACGTACAAGCAAATGATACATAGAAACGCAGTCCTTCAAGAATGTTTACAGTCATCATTGCTTTGTATAATGCTTTCTTAACATCATACATATTGCCTTTTCCTTTGTATAGGAAGTTGTTAACAATTTCGTTGAACTCGTCATAGTGTTTGGTTACACTAATAGCACGTTCAATAATGTTCTTGTCATCAAGAATAGTATCAAACACTTCTGTAGGGTTAGCATACACATTTTTCATAATGTGTGTATACGAACGTGAGTGGATAGTTTCAAAGAAGTCCCAAGTAATAATACAGCCTTCAAGTTCAGGAATACTTACGTGAGGTAAGAAACTTAAACACGGGCCACGCCCTTGTACACTATCAAGTAGAGTTTGATACTTTAGATTAGCAGTAAAGATATGTTTCTGCTCATCACGTAGTTCTTGATAATCGCCTCTATCTTTTTGTAGTGATACCTCTTCTGGACGCCAAAAGTATCCAAGCATGGTTTGATTTAATTTATCAAACTCGGGATATCTAAAAGTGTCATAACGTTGCGTGTTTTGTTCTGCACCAAAGAACATATTCTCTTTAGTGAAGTCTACTTTTTCCTTATTGAAAACTGATTTGCTCATTCTTTCCTTCTAACCTTTTATATTATATAGCACAAGCGTCACAATGTTCTTCATCTTCTGATGTATGACCGTTTGTACCATTAGTGCCATTTGCTCCGTTAGAGTATACACTATGTTGCATCTCTCTGTCAATCACATCATCTTCCAAACCTTGTGGTTGATGGTGATCTTCTTCAGCACCCTTAAAGTCGTATGTATTTTGATAGTATGAAGTTTTCCAACCTAACTTGTATGTCATTAACATGTCACGCATCATAACACTCATAGGCACTTCATTGTTTTCATATTGTAATGGATTGTATGACCAGTTACCACTAATAGCCTGATCAAAGAACTTTTGCATTACAGCAACAATGTTGATGTAACCTTCGTTACCTTGCATATCCCAAAGCAGAGTATAAAAGTTCTTTAGTTGATTATACTGTGGAACAACCTGCTTAAGAGGCCCCTTCTTGGACTTCTTAACGGACAAGTATCCTCGAGGTGGTTCAATTCCATTTGTGGCATTTGACACAACAGAACTGCTCTCCGATGGCATCTGTGCGGACAATGTCGAGTGTCGTAGTCCGTGTTCTTTGATAGATTTTCTAAGACCTTCCCAATCATGATTTAATTTGTGTGGTACAATGTCATCCACATCCTTTTTGTAAGTATCGATGGGTAAAATCCCATCTGAATATTTAGTGCGGTTAAATGCTTCACACGCACCACGTTCTTGTGCTAATGTATTTGATGCTTTTAGTAGGTAGTATTGGAAACTCTCTGTCAGGTCATGTACCAACTTCCATGCTTCGGCGTCGGAATATTTTACTTTGTGTTTGGCTAGGTAGTGTGCTAATCCGATATAGCCAACACCTAACGAACGTCGAGCCTTGGTAGATAGTTCTGCCGCTTTTACAGGATATCCTTGATAGTCAATTATCTCCTCTAAACCTCGAACGGCCAACTCACACAGTTCTTCAAGATCTTCGTTGTGTTTAACAGTGCCGACATTAACTGCACTTAGGATACACAATGCGATCTCTCCATCAGTATCATCGATATGCTGGATTGGTTTTGTAGGAAGTGTGATTTCCTGACAGAGGTTACTCATGTAAACAGGATCCTTAAATGAACTGTGAGCATTAACGTGGTCAACATTCATTAAGTAGATACGTCCTGTTTCGGCACGTTCTTTTAGCAATGAGCCAAATAGATCTTGTGCTTTAATTTTTTTCTTACGGATTGATGTTTTGCGTTCTGCGGCTTCGTATACAACTTTAAATTCGTCGTTGTTGCCACTATAAAACGCATCATATACTTCAGGCACTTCGTGTGGTGAGAAAAGAGTAATTTCTTCATCAGCCAACAAACGCTCGTAAAATAATTTGTTAAGTTGAATTGAGTAGTCTAACTTACGTACTCTGTTATCTTCTGTACCTTTGTTGTTTTTAAGTACAAGAATGTCTTCAATTTCTAAATGCCAAATAGGAAAGTGTGTGGTGGCAGAGCCGCCGCGTACACCATTTTGAGTACAACTTCTTACAGTTGCCTCGTATACCTTTAGGAACGGTACTACTCCGGTGTGTGCGACTTCTCCGCCTCTGATTTTTGAGTTAATCGCACGTACCCTGCCCGAGTTAATTCCAATACCTGCTCTTTGAGCAATGTAATAACCGATAGCACTATTGCTACTAAAAATACTGGGAAGAGTATCATCAACGTCAACAAGAACACAAGAAGCAAACTGCCTAATAGGAGTACGGACTCCTGCCATGACTGGGGTTGGAATGTTGATTTTAAATAATGAGGTCGCGTCATAATATTTTTTCACGTATTGTAACCGTGTCTCCTTTGGGTAATTTGCAAAAAGTGTAGCCGCAATCATCATGTACATAAACTGCGGGGTTTCAAACATTTGACCGTTTGATCTATCCTGGCACAAGTACTTGTCTACTACTTGACGTAGGCCAGCATAGGTAAAGTCTTCATTACGATCATGTTTGATATATGTATTAAGTTTCTTTAATTCTGTTTCACTATACTTTTCACGAATAGCAGGATCATACACACCACGTTCAATATTCTTGTCAATCATTTGTATAAGTGTTTTGTGATCATAACGACCGTACACTTGTTTCTGTAATCCGTATAGCAACAGTCTTGCCGCCGCAAACTGATAGTTAGGTGACTCCAAAGAAATAAGATCATTTGCTGATCGAATAAGAATGTTCTGGATCTCGTCCGTACTCATTCCGTCATAAAATTGTAAGTCAGCATTCATTTCAATTTGAGAGGCACTAACGCCAGACAGGCCATCACAGGCCTGTTCAACTACGAAATGAATTTTATCTAAGTCAAGTGGCTCTTTTCTGCCATCTCTCTTAGTGATCAGAATATCTTTAGAATTGGTCATTGTTTATCCTCTTTCGTGTATGTATTATTGTGTAGTTGAGTATTTACTATTTTTATAAAATCTCAACTACATCTTGACAAACTATGTTAGATGATAGGTCGTCTTCCTTAACCACACAGTTGTCTATAGTGTTTATAACATAGCCGTTAACATAAACTAAATTATAATATCTTTTCGTCGTATGGTCTATACTAATTTTTATCAAAACAGAACTATCTAAAAACCGAGTACTTAATTTCATGGTCCAGGCTACCATAAGGGGTATAGCAACGGGACAAAACCGGTTTTTGGAAATTAATTCCCAAGGCGTCGGCCATGCTTGAGGATGGAACTGTTCAAGGTCTTTACCAATAGTAGGTGCTTGTTGCCAATAGTCTAATACTGCTTGATAAGGATTAGGATGTTCGTTAAGTGTGTCGCGAAATTTTCGCCATTCGGTTATTCGATGACTAACATCTGGTTGTTTAAACATTAAGCAAAGTAACTAATAGAATAGGTTAGTGTACCAACACCATTACCTACAGGGTTTTTATACTTAACAAGAACTGTTTCACTACCTACAGTTGAATCCAAATCATCGAGTACTGCACTCCATTCGATAGCGCCATCACTTGAACCTGTATGGCTGTAACTATCTGTAACATTAATGTTACCGTCGTCACGTATGGTTAGTGTTAGTTTACCTTGTCTTGTTGTATCTGTTGATGTACCATTCTTAACAACAAGGTAATCAATGTATGCAATCTTGTCTTTGGTAAAAGGTAGTTTGATGATCTGTGTTGGACTATCTACTTCAGAAAGTTCTTCTTCTCTCATTCTTGATTTAGTATAGTGATATCCATCTACTACTGGTTTAAATGGAGAACTAAACAGGTCTGCTGGAGTATTGTTGTTTGTTAATGCTTCTCTTTCAAAGAAGTCACCAATACTTTCACAGCCGTCAATACTAAATTTAATAACTGCTTCTTGTGGAGCATTTTGTCCATTACTATTGTTAGATACGTCAAGGAAGATGTTACCCATTGATGTGTGTCCAATTGGTGTTGTTCCGTTTGGAGCACCAACATAGATTCCAAAGTCATCAATCTTATCGAATCTATTGTTTTGAATAATGTAATGTCTTGGGCCTTGGCTTTGTGATCCAGTACCCGAACTTGATCTTGCTAAATCAATGCCTTCGTGCATAAAGTAGAAACGGCAATTTGAAATTGTAATAGTTTTTGTATCATAGATACTGTAAACACCTACACTTAGATTGGTAAATTCACAGTTATTAACAATATTGTTTTCACTTGTTAACGCACCAATACCACGAACTTCAATACCAACTTCAGTTACATCAAAACCGTCTAATGTTGTCCAACCGCCACTAAACTTACAGTTTTCAATTAGACTTTCTGTCATGTTGTCCATATACATTAATGGAGCATGTGCTGATACAGTTGAGTCAACGTCCAGTGTAACACCACGGATCTCAATATTACGTGGTCTTTCTAAACTTGTAATACTTGCAAACTCAACATATGAACCTGGAGTACTATCGCCGCCAACAGTAGCAAACACTGCCTTACCTGTTGGAGTAAGTTCTGTAGCATCAGGAAACATTCTAATAATTGTTTTATCAGGGCCGTCACCGATGATGTTAGCATATGGAGGAACATAAATTGTTCCAATAACTTTATAAACTCCTGCTTCAAACTTCAGTGTGCGTCTTGACTTAGCATCAAACTTATCGCCTGAATTTAAAAAGATTTGATCTATTGCACGTTGGATAGCAACAGTATCGTCTGTTACACCGTCACCTACAACGCCAAAACTTTTAATGCTTACAATATCATCAAGTCGTTGTTGAATTGTTCTTTTAATAGGATCGTTAGCAAACTCACCTGTTTGAACTGTAGCATCTGTGGTTCCTTGATATGTGTATTGATCAAGTAAGTCAAAGATGTTTGTGTTTTCTGTTAAGATTTCAGTGTTACCAACAGCAGGTGCGCCTTCACTAACACTGCCGTTACCAATATATAATTTCTGTGTATCAACTGCCCAGCCAAGTTCTGCAGACGCGAGTTGTGGTAAACCTGTTTCTGTTTCCTTGCCTCTACGATGCTGAATTTTCGAAATTTGAACTACTGCCACTGTAATCTCCTAATCATTTACAGTATTTACCATTTAATGATGATTAGCGTAGTAGTCCTCGACACGGTCTAACCAACGATTTGCCCAGTAATCAAACTTGTCTGGAGTAAGGTCAAACTGCTGATATTGGCAGTCTCTGCTACACATAAACACGTGGCCTTCACGAATGTCTGTGCCGTATACTTCGTTATGAGCCAGAGCATATGCGGCTAACTGCATATAGTAATCTTCAACCCACTCTTCTTTTTTAGGCTTGTTAGTTTGTTTAAAGTCACAGATACTCGGCTGTCCTTTATAAACACCTACAAGGTCAGTTGTTCCTGAATACAACTCTGGAAAATACAGTGCTTGTTCAATGCCCCAAATTTCATCCATGTCTACAAGAGCATTTTTAATAATCTCGTCTGCCATTTTGTTTGCTTGTACGTGTACTATATTCTTACCTGGCATACGTTCTTCACCACAAAGGAAACGTTCAAGATTGTTGTGCATTGCTGTACCTACGCCTGCGGCTTCAGTTACAATTTGTTGTGCTTTCTTTTCACCAACACGTTTCTTCCACTCGTTTAAATGCGTCATATCCTTCGTTTTTCCTAAGATTGTTGTGACGCTGGGTGTTTTGCTACCGTCTGGTGCTTCGTAAAGTCTTTTGCCTTCTAAGTTGATTTGTTTTACATCATGATACTGATGTCGTTCCACATAAGGTGGTGGGGATATATCCATTATGAATCTCTCTACTATTTTTAAATAATTATATAATAGAAATAAGGATCTGTCAAGTTGTGGCTATGAACGTTTACGAGTTGCTCGTTTAGCCATTTGTTGAACTGTTTTAGTCGGTTGATCATCTGCATCCACTTTCTCACCATCTTCATCGTCGACAACTTTGGTGTTAAGAACAACACCGTCGCTGTTAAAGTTTTTAACAACTGACTTTAGTTCTGGTGAAACGTCAAAAATGCTTTTGAATGCTTGGTAATCAAAAGCACCATGACCAGTTGATTTCATTAGATTGGTTAATGCTTCGTAAGAAAGTTCTGCAGGAACGCCTTGAGCATTTGCTCGTTGGATATAGTTTCTTAGCAATAGAACAAGATCCTGTTCTACACTATCTCCTGCGAGTTCAAACAATCTCATGTTTGACTCCTTACTTGGCCAACTTGTTTAGTACGCGAGTTGATTCAGTAACTGAAGATTTCTTAGGTGTATAACTTTCACGCTTTTCTCTACCTTCTGGCTCTTCGCCTCCGGTAGCAGGCTCACTTGCACCAAACTCATCTGCTTCTGGCTCAATAGGCTCACTGATATCACCTAAGTCGTCTGCGCCAGTGTCTAAGTCTGCAGGTTCATCACCAATAGTATCTACTGGTCCACCTTCGCCAGTAATAATACCAACGCCTGATGTTAATGCTTCACGTGCTGTTGTTAAAACTTCTTGTGTTCTCTCAAGTGCAGGCTTAACAGTGTTAACAAATTGGTCTGCTTGTTCTTGACCTAACTCATCGCGAATGCTGTCTGCTAATTCAAGCATACCTTCTGCACCCATTTCAGCAACGTCTTCTAAGAACGCAGTAAATCTATCTACCATGTCCTTTGCCGCCATTGTTAATTCTGCTTTTTCTTCTGCGCCTTCTTTAAGTGGCTTTTCAACTTGTTCAATTTCTTCTTTTTTCATTTTCTTTTTCTTCGCTGGGTGACCGTGTCCTTCAACAACAGTTTCGTACATATTTGCAACAGGAATATTTCTTACGATATACTCTTGCCCGTTTTCGTTTACAAATGTAGCATCATAGTGTGTAACTGTACCATCTTCTGCTAAAGTATGCTCGCCATGTAATACTGTGCCTTCTCCAAACTTTTGATGTTTGAAACTCTTAACACAATCATGATAAATGTTGTCGCCTTCTTTAACACTTTCTTCTTTTTTAGCAAATGGATTTTTCTTTTTGTCTTTAAGTGCTTTCTTCATCGGCTCTTTCTTGTCGCCGTCTTTATCCATATCTAAATAATCTGGCTTTACGCCTTCTTTAACACTTTCGTCTGCGTACTTCTCACCATCGTCGTCGTTGGTGTTAGCACCCGGTGATGCCTTCAATGCTTTCTTGACACCTTTTTTAACAGCCTTCAATCCTTTTTTAACTACGTCTGCTGTGTCATCAATGTCTAAAATTGCGCCAGTTTCTGTAACGTTAAAATCACGTGCTACATCTTCATCTGACTCATCAACAGTAATCATGTCTGCTTCGCTTACATCTTCATCTTCAAGGGGATTATCAAGATATTGATTAATAGCGGCTTCTACGATTTTGCCAATAAGTAGTGTTTTTTGATATGTATCGTTTGATAGTGATTCATCAAACTTATTTTTAGATTTAAATTCTTTTAATTTACCTTCAATTTTAGCACTGTAACCTTCTAACTGTGCTTTGCTGTACTTGCTGATATCTAAGTTTACGCCATGTTTGTTGCGTAGGTCCTTTTGTAGCGACTCAACAGTGACTTCGTTCATAAAATCAGATGTTTTCATTGTTAATAATCCCCTAATGTATTATAGTGTTATTTAGTTTCAAAGAGGTGCTTTTCAGCCTTATTAAGAACGTGCCACACTTTCTTTTTGGCGGCATCATACTTGGGCCTGTACTCTTCTATACGTGCTATAAACATATCTGCTTTCACATTGTTGTTTGCTTTATTAGCATGGGTCAACATATGATTAAAAATACGCATCTCGTTAAAGTAGTGCATATAGGTATGATCTGCTTCTAACACTTCACGTTCGTTGAATTTAATGTTTAACCCAAGGTAAATGGATAATGCTACAGCAACCTTAACACTACAAATATCTGTGTAGTATTTGATCTTTGGATTGTGTAGATTGGATACGTCATACCAGCCATTTTTATTCTTTTTAACGTGGCAGTGTTTGAATTTAATACCGCCATCGTGCGCCACAGGAACCACAAACCCACTCTTTTTTAAACGGGTTTTTACTATGGTTGCGGTTTCAGAAAAAGACTGTACCAGTTTCTTAACGTTGGGTTTCATAGTATTAGTTAGTATCTGTTAGAATGACAGGTCTTTTTTATTGAATTTAACTGAACTTGGAGAGCCAGGCTGTTTTTTAATTGGTTCAAGTTCTACATCTTTACCACTCACACCTTTAACTTTCATTGGTGTTATTTGTCCACCTAAGTTAGCGGCAACGGTTTGACCTCTACCTAACTTGGTTTCCTTTTCTTGCTCAGATGAATCAGTACCAATAGTATCTTCTGTGCCTTGTGTACCTTGTGTACCTTGTGCTTTAGAATCTTTTTGTGATAGTTTATCTGCTGTATCTACTGCAAGGCTTGCACCTTGTGCTTTTAATTTATTTTTTTGTGCGGTAGTTAACTTGTCAGCAAATGCGTCTGTCTTTTGTTTTATGCCGCCTGCTGTATTCTTAACAGTCTTTTCTACAGTCTTGCCTACTGTTCTACCTGCACTTGCTACACCACGGCCTACTGCCGCCGCTCCTCTCGCTACTGCACTAACACCCGCCAATGCCGCACGACCTAAGCCTGCCGCAATAGCAGGAAGTACTTCGTCAAGTTGCTCTTCGGTTAGTTCTTGATTGAGTATAACCTGTTTGAATTCTTTGTGTGATGAGTCAAGTTCGTCAATACGCATTAGTTTTTCAACGTTCTTTTTCTTGCTCGTAACTGTTTGTTTTTAGTTACAACTGCTCTTGAAATACCCGAACCACGTTTGGTAAACATTGCTTTCTTTGCTGTTGCTTTTGGTTTTCTTGTACGAGTAACAGTCATAGTCTTTTTCTTCTGCGGATCAATAGGTGCATGACACGTGGACATTTTTGCAACAATACGTCCCTTACGTGGTCCACTCGTACATCTAAATCTACGTGCCACTTTACCTTTATGAGAGCCACCTGGTTTACCTCCTCTACCAAAGATAAACTTACCGCCCGCTTCTGTAATAAATTCTACTGCTTTCATCGATTCAATGTTCTCAATGCTCTACTTGCTGGGTTAGTACGTTTAGTTCTCTTTGCCTTACGCATCATGCGAGTACCTAACTTCTTGCGTGTAATACGCATACGCATCTTTGCTTGAACGTTAGGAGCGGCAAAACACTGTTGAGGCTCTGACACGATACGTCCGTGACGCTTGCCTCCAACGCAACGATACTTGCGAACAAGTTTTGTTCCCTTGCGTCCCCAAATTTGTTTTTCTTTTAGATTTTCAAAAAATTCTACTAACAGCATGTTAGTATTTAGCGTTACTTCATGTTCATTAGGATGACTACGATTGTGGATAGTAGTCCTGCAATGACAGTACCTGTTGTACCAATAATGACTTTAACCAAGGAGTTATGACTTTTGTGCATGTCGTCGTGTATTTCTTCGACCTTTTCTTCTACAGTAGCAAGACGCAATTCAAGATGTTCATAGCGTTGTTGACACAATTCAACGTGTGCTTCAAGATTTGCTTTTTCAATTTCTGCAGAACGAATGGTCATACTGTACTCTCCTTGATATAGTATTTATACAACTTCAACGGTAATATTGGAATTACCTTTATGATTAAGTACAAACATTTTAGGTGCAGGTACAGTTTCTGATAGGCCACCTAATACAGGCACTTGAGCAATGTCTTCTTTGAGCAACCCTACTGGATCTTTATCTAAAAGATACGCATCAGCATGGGCAACTTCAAATTCATAAGTCCACACACGATGTTCGCCTTTATAGTTACTACCAAATTCACCGGTTACGTCTCGGGTTTCTACGTAGGGATCTGCGTTTGCTTCAACTAAGTTTCTTAGATTGATTGTTTGTAGCAGTGTTTGATAGTTCTGTTGTTGTAACAGTTTGGTTTGATCGCCTTGTTCCTTACGGCGAACATCTGTGCGTGTTACATCAACAAGTGTTTTAATGCGTACTTTCATAACACTATTTACCGGCCATAAAAAAAGGGTGCCAAATAATTGACACCCTTTAGGTTAATTAGTAAAACTAATTAAGCAATTGATGCACCGTCTGCTGTCAATGCTGTAATAGTGCAACCTGACAAACCAGAGATTGCGTTAACAGCCGCTTCTGCTTTAGAGAAGTTAGCGTTAGAGTTAGAAGTGTCATCCCACTTGTCAACAGTGTTTTCGTTAACAACAACTACGAATCCATTAGTACCGTCTGGTGTACCTACACCATACAGTTCCATGTATCCTTGTAATGCGTTAACTGCTTGCTGATAGTGACTACCAGATGCCGCGTAACCGCCGCCAAGTGTTTCAATGTTTTCAGTACATACAACTTTGTAAAAACCAAGTGGTGCAGTACCAAAGTCCATAGCAGGTGCTACTTTATAGTTTGATTTTGTGATTCCAGCCATTTTATTTCTCCTTTATTAAAAATGTCTCTTAATGGCGCTCCCACGCTCAGTGGGCAACGTACTATTATTTATCTCTTTAAGAAAAAACCGGTAGTAATGGCTATCTTTTCGCCGATCTGGCTCGGTTATGTACCTGTTTTAATAGGTTTACATAGCCAGGTCCTGCCTTAACTATGTCATCTACTATACGCATAATAGGTGCATATGCTTGTGCGAAACGTGCTGGAATAGGTAATCCACGGCTTGCAATGCTTAATACCTTGTATGCAAAGGGTAAGTCTTTGTTAGGAACACCTAACAAACGTAGCATCTGTATGTCTTTTGCGTCTGGAACAATAGGATCGCTAATAGAAATTGTTGGTTCAGTGTCACGCACTGTACTACTTTCAAGATCGTAATCATTAACAAACATTGTGTAGTAGTCAACAATGTCTGAGTTTCTACCACGTGCTTTAAGAGCATTTTCAAGTTCAGTTACCACACGTTTTTTGTCCTGTGTTGACAGTTTAGCATAGTTACTAATACGTCTACGTAGAGTACTATACTTTGTAGCACCGTTGATTAGATCGTTGTCAATGCGTTGTAGATCACTTGCATCCGAAACACTTGCTCTATTACCTTGTGCAATACTTCTTAAGAAGCGTTTTGCTACAAGTGTAGGAAAGTGTGTTCTTTGGCGCATAATCTTGCCACTGCGAGGATCTTTTAACTTGTCAAGTATTTTTTCGTCACCGTCAAGGATGTTGAGTAGATTGTATAGATCGTTACCACTACTACGAAAAGCATTCCAGTCGTTCCACTTTAATACTTCTTGTGCATATGATTTAGCAAAATTACTTGCACCTGGATAATGACGCATTATCTGTAGAGCAAGAAAGTAAAGCAGAACTAAGTCAGAAGCATCAGTAAATGATAAACGACTAACACCGTCTGAGTTACGGATCATCTTGCCTTCAGTAACAAAGTCCAGGAATTTAAAGTTGCTCATTAACCAAAGTCCTTAGGCGTCATAAAGTTGCGTCGACTAAATTCAAGTCTATCAACAATCTTAACTGCACCACCTACATGATCAATGGCTACATAACCTTCTGGGGATCCTGCTTCATAGCCATCTGCTGTTTTGTAGAAATGTGCTACGCTTTCAATATTGTTTAGTTTGCTAATGAAAAGAGACTTGAGTGCTGTTATCTCTGTCATAAAAGTAATAATAGCACCCAAGCCTTTTCTATTACGATTAATAAAGTTTACATTGTTTTCAATCTTCATTAATCTATTTCTTACTGCTGGCTTTTCAGGATCTTGATTTTTAAGTTTAGCAATTTCTGCTTGAATTCTTTCTTGATACCAATCAATAAATCCGTTTAAAAATTCGCCTGGGTCACCTGCAAGTTTGCCTTGCTTAATGTTTGTGTTGATCCAGATTTTAAATGCTGGAACAAATTCTTTATTTGTTGTTAATGCTTCCCATACCGCATTTGGAACAGCCTTATAGGCCGCCATAGCGTCTGCCAAATCTTGTTTCGCTTGTGCTGTTTCTTCTTTGGTCATTAGCACAGAGCCTGTAACGTCTTTGAACAGAGCATCGTCAAACCATACATCAGGATGTCGTTTCAAATCATTAACATCGATGCCAAACTCTGCTTTTGAATCAGCAAGAGTTTCGCCAGTGTATCTTGTGTGGAATACAATACCCATCTTTGCCTTACCAATCTTCTTACCAACATCACTGTCCACAGGAACAGCATATGTAATAAGTTGTGGTTTGAATGTGTACATTGCCTCACCATCGATAGTTTCTTCACGTCTTGAACTGTCGTCAAACATGAAGTCGCCTTGTAGTACGCCTGTGATGCCTAATTTAGATAAGTGATCAAATGCTAAATGTAGTTTTGGTAATGCACCTGACCCTGCATAGATTCTATCAATCTCGTCGTGGCTGGTTCCAAGTTTAGGAGTCTTAGCAAATACACCTTTAGTACCTACAAAGAACTTACCACTCTCAGGATCAATACCAGCAACAATAGCAGGAGCACCGTCCCACTTAACTGAAACACGTAATTTTTTACTTGAGCGTCCTTTGAGCATATCAGCAAACAACATCATTTGGTTGAGTGCATACTCGGCTCCTTCCTTGCCACGATTGAGTACTTCTTCCTCAACGTGTTCCATGTGGGTGTTCTTGCCTTCGGCTTCTTCAAGCCTAATTATTTCTTCAATTAGCATCGTCTAATTCGCTTTTATCGTTTGCTTTGATCTTTTTGATCCCACGCATAAATTTCATAGGATCACCTGATTTGATTGAGTTGTAAAAACGCTTCTCAAGATCATGTGCTGTGTCTCCATCAAAGTTTTCACGGATCATTTCAACAATGTTTATAGCACTTTCAATCACATGATTAGCACGTGATTCTACGATGTTTTCCGTTCGCTTTGTAACAGCAAAATCATTGAGTTCTTCTAATAGGCTTCGTGTTTTTCTTTTCATTGTTACAACTCCTTAACACTATTTAGTGATAATTTTGGTTAAATACTGGTACTTAAGAGCAACCAAACAGCGAGGGTAAAAATGAGCATATCAAAAATGTCTTTCCCTGAGCGTTCTTTATTATTTGCTAAACTTGCGAGCATAGCATATAATGATAACATCAAGGAAGTAAAAAAGCAAGTAAAAGATTTGGGTTTTACAACTGTTGAGTTTTATAATAAAGCAGGTGCCCAAGCATATCGTTTCCAAAACAAGGAAGATATGGTAATTGCTTGTCGTGGTACAGAGCCCACTAAGTTCAATGACATTGCGGCAGATTTAAAAACTATGCCAGTAAAGAGTGAAACAGTAAGTTGGGTACACAGAGGTTTTAAAGCAGAAGTTGATGAACTTTGGCCTATGGTATTAGAAGATATTACACGTAAGGTTAACAAGGATAATAAACTTTGGTTCTGCGGACATTCATTAGGTGCGGCAATGGCAACACTAATGGCAGGTCGTGCTTTCTATGAAACAAGTATTCAAGATCCACAAGAACTATACACATATGGTTCACCAAGAGTTGGCTTTCCTAAGTATGTTAGTACACTTGCTACTAAACATCATCGTTGGAAAAACAACAATGATATCGTTACAACAGTTCCGCCATTCTTATTTGGATTCAAACACGACGGTGAACTACATTACTTAAACGCATATGGTAATGTTCGTAAGCCTACGGGTTGGCAGTTAATCAAGGACAAGTGGCGTGGTATTTGGATGGGTCTAAAAAGAGGACAGATTGATAGTTTTTCAGATCACTCTATGACAAACTATATTGCATATTTAGAAATGTATGCAAGCGGTAAGGAAAATAGTCAAAACTAAGCACTAAAACTGCTTCCACATCCGCAGGTTGTTTTAGCATTTGGATTAGATATTAAAAACGCCGAACCATTTAGTTTGTCGTCTTTGTAGTCTAGTGTTGCTTCTTCAAGATACATCATGCTCATAGCATCAATCATCAACTGCGCATTTTCAGACAGGTCGGCTACGTTGTCGTCCTGCTGAGGATGATCTAAACTAAAGCCGTATTGGAATCCAGAACAGCCTCCGCCTTGTACAGCGATGCGGAGGCCTAAACCTTTCTCATCTTCCTCTGATAATATTTCTTCAATCTTGCTTACAGCCGCAGGTGTTACTTGCATCTTGTTTTTCCTTTAGATTGTTGATTGCCGCTTTGATAGCATCTTCCGCTAATACC